AAGATGATGAATCAAGATTGGTTCATGTTGCTTTTTTAAATAAAAAAAATGAATGATTTTCAAAAAATGCTCAATGAGTTAAATATTTGCGTGGATGATTTAAATAAATATATAGAATCTAAAGATTTTGAAAATTTAGCAGGGCCAGTTGTAGACGATAATAATAAAAACTATAAAGTTTTAAAATCTAAAGTAGAAGGAAAAGGGATATTTGCTAATAAAGAATTTATGAAGGGAGATGTCATTGGTTATGGTCAATTAAATAAAACAAGAACTTTAGCTGGAAGATATACAAATCATTCTAATTTAAATAACGCTAAATTTTATTATATTAGAGAAAACAATAATTGTATTTTAATTGCTGAAAAAAAGATATTGTTAAATGATGAAATATTGGTAAATTACAGACATCACACTTATAATAAGGAATATTATGAGCAGAAAAAATAGGTCTAAAAAAAACATAGAGTTTTTTGAAAAAACAGATAAACCAAAAAATAAATATAATCGAAATAAAGATGGATATAAAAAACATAAAAAAAGAGATTATAAAAGCTGGTGAGTCTGCTGTATTACAACTTATAAAAGTTGCAAAAGAAGATATAATAAAATATGATAAAGATGACGAGTTAGCTGCTGATAGGTTAAAAAATGCAGCTGCTACAAAAAAACTTTGTATTATGGATGCTTTTGAAATTATTAAAAAAATACAAGAAGAAAAAGATTTATTAGAAGGAATTGATACTAAAATAAATAATACACCAAAAGGATTTGCAGAATCAAGATCAAAATAAACTATACACTGAGCTTAAAAATATAGTTCCTAAAAATGTTTTAAGTACAAAAAACAAAGCAAAAACTTGGACTTATGGCTATAATGAAAAGTATAATTTTGTTGTTATATCAAAAACAGGTCAAATTCAAGACATTATTAATATTAGTGGATTAACTGTTGCGCTTCCCAAACCTCCTAAAGACATTTTTAAAATATCTAAAAAAAAAGAAGATCAATACTGGAAACCTAAAATACTACCAAAACAATTAACAAGAATTAAATCTATATTTCAATGGCATGACACTCCTTCGAGTTTTAAAAATGAGTGGGTAGATTATATTGAAAATGAATTTAATCTTAGAGAAGAAGGTTTTTGGTTTATGAATAAAGGAGTTCCTACTTATATTACAGGAACTCATTACATGTATTTACAGTGGACTAAGATTGATGTTGGATTTCCAGATTTTAGAGAAGCCAATAGAATATTTTATATTTTTTGGGAAGCCTGTAAGGCAGATAAAAGAAGTTTTGGAATGGACTACTTGAAAATCAGACGTTCTGGATTTTCTTTTATGGCATCATGCGAGGGAGTAAACATGGGTACAATTACCAAGGACGCTCGTATAGGTATACTTTCTAAAACAGGATCTGATGCAAAAAAAATGTTTACAGATAAAATTGTTCCTATATCTAATAATTATCCATTCTTTTTTAAACCTATACAAGATGGTATGGATAAGCCAAAAACTGAATTAGCTTATAGAGTCCCTGCTGCAAAAATTACTAAAAAAAATATGTATTTAAATGAAGAGCAGGAGCTTGAGGGGTTAGATACTACTATTGATTGGAAAAACACAGGAGACAACAGTTATGATGGTGAGAAGCTTCGATTATTATTACATGATGAAAGTGGTAAGTGGGAGCGTCCTGATAATATTTTAAATAACTGGAGGGTTACAAAAACTTGTTTGCGTTTGGGTAGTAAAATAGTTGGCAAGTGTATGATGGGATCTACATCTAATGCATTAGAAAAAGGTGGTGGTAATTTTAAAAAATTATATAACGATTCTAATGTGGGATCACGAAACTCTAATGGTCAAACTAAAAGTGGGTTATATTCACTTTTCATCCCAATGGAATGGAATATGGAAGGGTTTATAGATAGATATGGAATGCCTGTATTTAATAATCCATCAAGTCCAGTATTAGGAATTGATGGTGAGATGATACATCAAGGCGCTATAGATTATTGGCAGAACGAAGTTGATTCATTGTCAAATGATCCAGATGCTTTAAATGAATTTTACAGACAGTTTCCAAGAACAGAGTCACATGCGTTTAGAGATGAAAGTAAACAGTCACTTTTTAATTTAACTAAAATATACCAACAAATTGATTATAACGATTCTTTAATAATGGGCCAAAATATAACTCAAGGATCATTTTCTTGGGAAAACGGAATCAAAGATACCAGAGTTATTTGGAGTCCAGATAAAAGAGGAAGATTTTTTGTATCTTGGTTACCTGAAATGTCGTTGCAAAATAATGTGACATTAAAAAACGGTAGAAAATATCCAGGGAACGAACATATTGGTTCATTTGGGTGTGACTCTTATGACATTTCAGGAGTTGTGGTTGGTAAAGGTTCTAACGGTGCTTTACATGGTATGACTAAATTTAATATGGATAACGCTCCGAGTAATGAGTTTTTTTTAGAATATATCGCACGTCCTCAGACTGCTGAAATATTTTTTGAAGAGGTACTAATGGCTTGTGTGTTTTATGGTATGCCAATATTGTGTGAAAACAATAAACCTCGTTTGTTATATCATTTAAAAAATAGAGGTTATAGAGGGTTTAGTATGAACAGGCCTGATAAACGATTTAATAAATTATCAAAGACAGAAAAAGAATTAGGTGGTATACCTAACTCAAGTGAAGATGTAAAACAATCTCACGCTTCTGCTATAGAATCTTACATAGAAAAACATGTAGGTTTAGATTTAATTCAAAGTTATAGAGATAGTGACGAGATGGGTGTAATGTATTTTCAAAGAACATTAGAAGATTGGGCGAAGTTTGATATTAACAACAGAACTAAGTTTGATGCTTCCATAAGTTCAGGATTAGCTATAATGGCTAATCAAAAACACTTGTACACACCATCTAAAGAAAAATCGAAAATAAGCATTAACTTTGCAAGATATAATAATAAGAATTCAGTTAGTCAATTACTTAATAAATGAAAGACGTAAAGATACAAGTAAATGCCTCTGCATTTCCAGACCAATTTGTTTCTGACTCTGTAAAAGACACAATGGAGTTTGGACTACAGGTTGGGCAAGCAATACAATACGAATGGTTTAGGAGAGACAGTGGATCTTGTAGGTTTTATTCACAATGGGGTGATTTTAACAGACTAAGACTTTATGCTCGAGGTGAACAATCAGTTGCTAAATATAAAAACGAATTAGCTATAGATGGTGATTTAAGTTATTTAAATTTAGACTGGACACCAGTTCCTATTATTCCTAAATTTGTTGACATTGTTGTTAATGGAATGAATGATAGACTTTTTAAAATAAAAGCTGTTGCTCAAGATGCTTTGTCAGCAGAAAAAAGAAATGAATATCAAGAAATGATTGAGGGCGAAATGCTCGCTAAACCATTACTACAACAAATAGAATCAGATTTTGGTGTAAATGTGTTTCAAACAAAAGAAGAAGATTTACCAGAAACAGACGCAGAGTTAGAACTTTTCATGCAAATGAATTATAAGCCTGCTATTGAAATTGCAACAGAAGAAGCAATTGATACTTTATTTCAAGAAAGTCATTATAGTGACACGAGAAAAAGAGTTGACATGGACATTACTACGTTAGGTATTGGAATGGCAAAGCATATATTTCTTCCAGGAGAAGGCGTAAGAGTTGAGTATGTTGATCCTGCAAATGTAGTTTACAGCTATACTGAAGATCCTTATTTTAAAGATACATTTTATTGGGGTGAAATAAAAACAGTTCCAATAACTGAATTAATAAAAATAGATCCTTCATTAACTAATGAAGACTTAAAAGAAATTTCTAAATATAGTCAATCATGGTACGATTATTATAATTCACAGCAGTTTTATGAAAATAGTATGTTTCATAGAGACACAGCTACATTGTTGTATTTTAATTATAAAACTACTCACACTTTTGTTTATAAAAAGAAAAAAACTTCTAATGGAACTTATAAAGTTGTAGAAAAAGATGATCAATTTAATCCCCCTCAAGAAATGATGGATGAGGGTGATTTTGAAAAAGTAACTAAAACTATTGATGTTTGGTATGACGGTGTAATGGTTATGGGAACTAACATAATGCTTCAATGGAAGTTGGGCGAAAACATGGTTAGACCAAAATCAGCAAGTCAATATGCTATGCCAAACTATGTGGCGTGTGCGCCAAAAATGTATAAAGGACAATTGGAGTCTTTAGTTAAACGAATGATTCCATTTGCTGACTTAATTCAAGTAAGTCATTTAAAAATTCAGCAAGTTGTTTCAAGAGTTGTTCCAGATGGTGTTTTTATTGATGCTGATGGTTTAAATGAAGTTGATTTAGGAACAGGAAACGCATACAATCCAGAAGATGCTTTAAGACTTTACTTTCAAACAGGTAGTGTTATTGGTAGAAGTTATACTCAAGATGGAGAATATAATAATGCAAAAGTTCCAATCACTCAATTAACCTCTTCAAGCGGTGCAAGTAAAATGCAAATGCTTATCGGTAACTATAATCATTACTTAGATATGATTAGGTCTGTAACAGGTTTAAATGAAGCTCGTGACGGATCAAGTCCAGATCCTAACTCTTTAGTTGGTGTTCAAAAATTAGCTGCATTAAATTCAAATGTAGCGACAAGACATATTTTAAATGCAAGTTTATATATAACAAAAACTTTAGCTGAATGTTTATCTATAAGAACAGCAGATGTTTTAGAGTATGCGGATTTTAAAGATGAGTTTGCTATGCAGATTGGTAAATATAATTTATCAATATTAGATGATATTAAAAACTTGTATTTACATGACTTTGGAATATTTATAGATCTTATGCCTGATGAAGAACAAAAAGCTATGTTGGAGCAAAATATACAAATGGCTCTGTCTAAAGAAAATATAAGTTTAGAAGACGCAATAGATATTAGAGAGATTTCTAATATAAAAATGGCTAATCAATTGCTTAAGGTAAAAAGAAAGGCTAAACAAGATAGGGAACAGCAGCAGCAAATGCAACAACAGCAAATGCAAGCGCAAATGCAAATGCAAGCGCAACAAGCTCAAGCTCAGTTGGCAATGCAGACACAGCAGGCTGAAACACAATCTAAGATGGCCTTGAAAGAAGCAGAGGTTAGTTTTGATATACAAAAATTGCAAAGAGAAGCAGAATTAAAACAACAATTAATGCAAGTTGAATTCGAAATGCAAATGCAATTAAAAGGTTTGGAAGCTTCCAATTTACAAACGAGAGAATCTGAAAGGGAAAAAGCAAAAGATAACAGAATAAGTCAACAGTCTACTCAAACATCTAAAATGATTGAACAGAAAAAAAGAGATTTACCAGCTATAAACTTTGAGTCTAATGAAGACAGTTTAGATGGTTTTGATTTAGCTGAGTTTAACCCAAGATAATATGCCTACAGTAGCAGCTGGTTCTTGGAAGAAAGGTAAGGCAAAAAGAGAGGCTATGAAGGCTTATAGGAGAAAGAAAAAAGAGAGAAAACAAGCCAAAAAAAATAAATAAATAAGTATTAACTTTGTTAAAAATAAAATCAAATGGAATTTAAAGTAAAAGCAGTAGACGGAAATGTCGAAGAAAAATCAAAAGCGCAAGTTGAAGAAGCTTTATTAAAAGAACACGCTGAACAATTTGAAGAACAAAATACAGAAAAACCTATCGATAAGATAGATTTGTCTGAAAAACAAAATTCACCTGTCGAAGAAAAATCGACTGATGAAACTAAGATTGAAGAACAATCATTGCCTGAGTTAAAAGATGATGATATTCTTTCATATATTAAAACAAGATATAATAAAGACATATCTTCGGTAGACGAACTATTTTCTGAAAAAGAACTAAATGAGGAACTACCTGAAGATGTTTCTAAGTATTTAAAGTATAAACAAGAAACTGGACGTGGTATTGATGACTTTTATAAATTACAAAAAGACATTGATAACATGGAGGATGACACCATACTTGCTAATTATTATGAATCTACTGAAGACGGTTTAGACTCAGAAGATATTCAAGATATTATTGCAGACAAATTTTCTTATGATGAAGATTTAGATGATGAAAAAGATATTAGAAAAATAAAATTAGCTAAAAAAAGAGAACTTTCTAAAGCAAAGAAATTTCTTAATGAACAGAAAGACAAATATAAAGTTCCTCTTGAGTCAAGTGGGGGCGGATTGTCCGAAGATCAGCAAGATGATTTAGATGCATATAAAAAGTATATAGAGGAATCTAAAAGTATTGAAGAAG